ACTGACCGAGGGCTACCAGAAGCACAAGGCCGCGGCCGAGCGTGACGCATCGCTGGCTGAATTCCATGAGATGGCGCAGAAGAGCGGCACCGATGTCAAGACGGCGCTGAGCAAGTACACGGCGCTGGAAAACCTGCTTCGCCAGGACCCGATTAAGGGCCTGCACGAGGTCTGCAACAACATGGGCCTGTCGCTGCGCGATGTTGCCGCGCACATCATGGGCCAGACGCCGGAGCAGACCGCCTCGCAGTCAGACGCGACCATCCGCGAGCTGAAGCAGGAACTGGCCGCTCTGAAAGAGCAGGTCGGCGGCGTTACCAAGACATTCGAACAACAGCGCGAGCAATCGACGCTGACCGAGATCAACAAGTTCGCGGCGGACCATCCCCGCTTCGACGAGTTGGCGGACGACATTGCATTCTTCATGCAGTCCGGCCGCGCGAAGGACCTTCCAGAGGCCTACACATTGGCGGAGCGGCTCAACCCCGCAGCCAACCAGGCCCCTGAACCCGTGGCCTCATCCGCCGCGCTCGAACCTGAGCCCCCGGTTCAAACCGACAAGGGCACAAAATCCATCAATGGCGCCCCTTCCGCTGGCCTCACAAGCCGAAGGAATACCGGCCCAGCCCCTTCAATCGATGAATCCTTGAACCGAGCTTTCGGCCGGGCAAGGTAGGAGATTAACCAATGGCCATCAATCCGGTAACTGCCTATCAGCAGGTACTGTCGATGGCGATCGAAGATCGGTCGCCGTCCTATCAGGACCTCGTGTCCAACTCGAACATCCTGCTTCAGGTTCTGAAGCGTAAGGGCCTGTGGGAAGCCTATTCCGGCCCCCGCATTCGCGAAACACTCCAGATCGCCAAGCAGGATGCCCAGTGGTATTCCGGCTACGACTTCCTGGACAACCCCCCGATCGAGCTGTTCAACGACGCCTATTACACGCCGAAGATGGTCGCCGTTCCGATCAGCTTGACGATGGAGGAAATCCTCAACAACCAGGGCGAAAACCAGCTCAAGCCGGTCCTCAAGTCCTACATGATGGCGGCCGAGAACTCCCTCGAAGACACCATGGACACGGCCATCCATTCGGACGGCACGGCCAACGGCGGCAAGCAGCTCACGGGCCTGGCAGCGGCGGTTCCGATCGTCACCAACGCAGGCACCTATGGCGGCATTTCGCGGGTGGACAACGCCATCTGGCGCACGACCACCTACGACATCAACTCAGCGTTCACCGCGATCGGTACCGGGGTCACCTCGACCACGATCCGGCCGTTCCTCAACAAGATCATGACGGCGCGCTCCCGTGGCCGGCGTTATGCGGATCTGCTGCTGATGTCGCCCGAGCACTACGAGGCGTACGACGCGGCAACGCTGGCGATCCAGCGCACCACCAAGGAAAGCGGCGGCAAGGGCGTCATCGGCTTCTCGACGCTCGAATACGTCGGCGGCGGCAAGCGTGCTGAGATCGCTCTCGATGGCGGTATCGGCTCCAACATGCCGGCGAACACGACCTATGGTCTTGACACCGACAGTCTGCGGCTTCGCTACAACCCGAGCCGGAACTTCGACAAGCTGTTCGAGGGCGATGGCCAGAAGCCGATCAACCAGGACGCGCTGGCGCAGTTCATCGGCTGGATGGGTGAGTTGACCATGACCAACCCGCTGTTCCAGTGGCGCATGTACGACAGCGTTCCGTAGGTCCGGAGCATGATAATCACCGTAGGAACTTACGCCGACTTCTTGGATGCAAAGGTTGCTCTCGGTCCTCCGAAGGCGCTCTTTTTCACCTACTTTGCGGCTAATCTTCCGAGCCCAGCTCAGGCGCGGATCGTATCAATCTATGAAGGCGGGATTGCCTTTAAGACCACATCCGCGATCACATCGGACGTGCCGACACCGACAGACATCCTAGCCGACTTCCCAGAAGCTGTGCAGGTGTCGCACATCGCCGTCGAATAGCTAAGAGCCGCCTCCGGGCGGCTTTTTTCTTTCCCTCATTTTCAGGAGATATGCAGATGGCATACACGATGGTTAACCCGATCCTGGGCTTTCCCAAGATCAATGCGACTTCGACGGCTCCATGGCAGGGCGGTCAGTCTTCGCAGCTCCCGCCTCTCGGCACGATCGTCCAGGCCGTTGATCCGACTTACGGTATGGGCGAGTTCATCTTCCTCAAGGGCCTCGCCGCTACAGCGGTCGGAACCTGGGTGACCTACAATACTGACGACTACTCAACCACGCTGCTGGCGGCAAATGCCATCGGCCCGGTTGCCGTATCCATGTCAGCGAACGTGGCTCTCCAGTACGGCTGGTATCAGATCAGCGGTAAGGCGATCGGTCTGACCAACGGTGCCATGGTGGACGACTCCAACGTCTACGCCACGGCTGCAGCGGGCACGGTCGATGACGGCGTGGTCGCTGGTGATCGTGTCAAGAACGCCAAGACTGCTTCGACCATCGGCTCGGCAACGACGGGTGAGTTCGAAATCATGCGTCCTTGGATGGATGACGCGGTAGCCGCGTAAAAACAGGGGCGGGGAGCAATCCCCGCCTTTTCTTTGCACCCTCTCAGACAGGAAAGCCTCATGGCCGCTTCAGACAATCTCGTTATCCCGCGCTTTTACAATCACACCATCGAAAACAAGGCCAAGTCCAAGGAAGCGGGCCGGCCGATCTTCGATGACATGGAGGTCGTGGAGGTCCGTTTCGCGGGCGACCGCAACAAGGTCAGCGTGTTCCCGGCGACCGCAATCTGCGGACAATCGCAGGATGAGGAGGGCGACTACCGCCCGATCACCTACGCCGAGCGCTGGCCCGAGCAATACAAGCGCTTCAAGGCCAAACAGACCCAGATCATGGAAGGCACGCCGGTTGATGAGCTGCCGTTCCTGACGCAGGGCAAGCGCGCCGAGCTGAAGGCGCTGAGCATCTACACCGCGGAAACGCTGGCAGCGCTTGACGGACAACCGCTGAAGAACCTCGGGCAGGGTGGGCGCGACCTGAAGAACCAGGCGCAGGCCTATCTCGATCGTGCCGCGGGCACTGCCGATGTCACAGGCATGGCTGCGGAGATCGCCGAACTTAAACAACTCATCACTGAGCTGCGCGCCGACAAGCCGGTCTCGGAGTTCGAGGCGTGGACCGACACGCAGATCAAGGACTGGATCGAAGAGAAGATCAACGAGCGGCCGAAGGGGAACCCCTCCCATGCGACGCTTGTTAAGCGTGCGGACGAGATCGCGGTCGGTCTCGCCGATGAAAAGGCAGCCTAGGAGGCTATCATGCGACCATCTGACGTGACCTTCCGCAAACACGTTGCGGACATCGAAACTCCCGACCCGAACGACGACGACAAGGTCGAGATGGACATCATCGAGATCAAGTATCCCGATGGCAAAGTCGTGGCCTTCCCGGCGGATCACAAGAGCCCGGAAACCGGCGTTCGCTATCGCGACATGTTCCGTCGCAAGTACGACGCCTTCAAGAACGGCGAGCCTGATCCCGATCGTGTGAGCGACCTGGAGCGGGAGATTGCCGAGAAGCAGGCGGAGCTCGACGCCCTCAAGGCGCCGGACGACAAGCGCGTCAAGGAAAACCTCGGCTACGGCGAGATCAAGAAAGACGAAGATCCGCACAGCACGGAATACAAGCCGACCGAACCGAAAGGCATCGATCAGCCCGTACTGCTCGGCGAAGCACATGCCACGCCCAAGCCCGAACTTGACCCCGTTCTCGTCCAGCCGGTCGAGCCCAAGGCCAAGGAGCCTGCATAAATGACGCTGTTGTCGGTTTGTCAGGAGGCAGCAATACTTCTGAGCCAGGACGAACTGACAACGCTGTTCTCAACTTCGGTCCCGTTCGCCAAGGAAATACGCACCTTGGCGAACGAGTCCGCAGCGGTGATCGGGGAGACCTACGACTGGCAGGTTCTGACCAAGCTCGCCACGGTGACCGGCGACGGTTCTGATACGTCGTTTGACCTGCCCAGCGACTATGACCGCATGGTGATGAAGACCAACCTTGCGGGCAGTGACAGCAACATCGATCTGGTCAAATCGCGCGATCTCGACCAATGGGCCTATTTCCAGAACCAC